TACGGATCCGCTCCGTCAAAGTCTCAAAATTAAAATTAAAAGTATCGGAGGTTTGTTCAAATTGCGTATTCACTTCATTTCTATAATCTTCCAATTCGGACTTTGTCGAATAATTTGTCGCAACCTCTTGCCGAAATGCCTCCGCAGTTTGTTCAAAAGAGGATTGAAGGGTCGTTGTTACTTCGGTAATAGCGTCCGATATTGTCTGCCGGATCTCCCCCGGAGTCATGGTGTCAATATTTTTTATCGCCGAATCCGTCTGCCGCTGGTCATCGATAAAGCTTTTATACTCGGTCCCGAGACTGATCGTATTGTTTTGCGGATTAAATAAATCGATATCGAGCTTTGTAATTAACATAAAATCGTTGAGCTGATGGACCGGGCTATTAACCTTGACATACTCAAATACCCGCAGCCTGTCTATTTCATCATCCGTCATGGACAGATCTACAGCGGACAAGGTGAGCGCCATATTAGTCAAGATACGCTCCCCTAACTCCTTGTTCGCCCGGGTAAGCAGATTCTGGGGGAGCGTGATGTCGTCATAAAGTACTGTATCAAATATCCAGCCGTAAGCGTCCACCGCGTCTTGATTATAAATATAATCTACGCCGTCATTTACCGGCTCGATTGTAACCCGCGCGTCCACCTCGTTTCCCTCTGCGTCCGTAAGCTTGGCCCCATAAGGGATTAAGGCGGTAATGATATCCTCACCTTTAATATCCTTTTTCAGATCTATTAGATTTTTGCCAAGCGTGATTTCCTGCTGGCTCCTATATGCCGAATCAAGGAGGTAGTCCAAGTAATTAACGTTACCCTCCCTGCGGACAACAAAATACCCGCCCAGCATTTTCGTAAATTTTTCTTCTAAAACTTTCCATGTTTTATCCGCATTAATAGAGGATCGTACGATATAGTCATTAGGGTCTGTTACAGTTACGTCCCCGAGAACAAACCTTTTACTCTCTTCCACCTGTGCGTTGTGGCTATCAAGGATAGACTGCAGCAGCTCCTCGATCGGCCCGCCAAAGTTATATGGCCTATACACACTGTCATTTAGGTATCCAAGCTCCCCTTCGCAGGATATCGCGCGTTCATTTCTAAATCCAGTTTTATCATTTAGCACCCGGCCCCTAAAAAGCCTCACTTTTCGACCGGTTGCGCCGTCCTCCGGCGCAGGGGTCCACGGGGTAGCCTTATCACCCTTTTCCACTTTTACGTTTTTTACACTGGGTACCCGCCCCGAATCGTAGATACCATAAAAGGCCAAACTCGTGACATTCCCGGTACAGTTTTCTGGTTTCGTAACCTCTACGGTCATGCTATATCGCTTATACTCTGTAGTAACATGCAAAACCTTCACCGGAAAATCATATTTTCTGTCAGTGTCGACCCTATCTGCTGTATATGCCTTCATAAGTCCAGCTTTCTCGGATTTTAAATCAAAGCTGAATGTGTAAATCCCCATACCGTATTCATCAAATATCGGCGTTAAATCGGCATACTGAATATACTCCCGGGTTCCAGTCTTTTCTACATGGCTATTTTTTAAAAGGTTCTTTCCCCCGTTCCCGTTCTGGGTCAGATCCTCCTGATACACTTCCACGACGGACGTCAGGCGCTTAATCTGTGCGTACAAAGGATGAGCAGGATACACTGTAAAATCAAACTGCCCCGCTTTACCAGCTTCCAGCTTTAAAGTTGGCTGAAAAATTTTAAGTTCCGGAACGTCCGGAGCAAAAAGGAGCGCACCGTCACAGTATACCGTATACATCTTATATCGCTCCTTCCTGATACCGGACCGTAATTTGCGTTCCGGGATCCCCGGAAATATTTAATATATTTTCGCCTTCCGAAAAAACCAAATTCGTAAATCGCCACGTACCAGCGGTTACGTCAACCTTAGTGGCTCCGTATACCACCTGTATTTCTGCGTCCGTAGTAATTTCCGGTATTACCCGCATTCGGCTGTTCGGACAAGTCAAAAGTAACTCCCCGTCCTCAGGCACCGTTCCAGATATGACAGTTACTGCTTGTTTATACTTGTACGGGTCGCAGTTACAAGTAATCTCTAAGGTACCGTTTAACCGCCGGATCACGCTCCAGTCATCCACGGATACCCGACCCACGTAATAAAATTCCGGATCATCGTCAAGCGTGATCCGAAATTTCTTCCCGTGCAACGCTTGCTGCGCGGTGCGGGACAGGCCCCAAATATCATCGACTACCGCAAAAGTAAATTCCAAGGTGCGATTTCCGAATTGGGGTCCACCAAAATACTCCGTTAGATCCAATTCCCCGTCTCCGCCGTCAATCGGCACGGTATAGATTTTTACTGGAGGCAGTCCAACTTTTTGGTTCACCAAAATCAGGGATAGATCATCCCAGCTGTGCAACTCGCCAAATTTAACGCCTCTTAAACGTAGCATTACGTGCGCCCCCTTACTCGTCCCGCATGGAGATTACCAAACTCCGCGTCCAGCCCCGGAGCAATTCCCCCGACAACCGCGCCACTGTCGAGGACAACCTGCATGTCGGATAGCTGAGACAAACCTTCCCGGAGGAGGGATAGCACAGAACCCAAGTCCTGCGCTGCGCCCGGAGCGGGAGGTACTTTTATCCCGGAGCCCGTTACCACCATAGCAGTCTGTACACGGGTATCTGTGTCAAACTCTGTAGGGATTGCGTCAGTCATAGTTTTTGTAACCTTTTTCATATTGTCCGTAAACCCTTGCCCGATACCAAGCGCCATAAACTTACCGACTTGATCAGCGAGTATGTCAGAAGGGGAATGGATTTTCAGGTTTTTCTTAAACCCGTCAACCACGCCCGTGCAAAAGTCTTTTACTTTTCTGCCTAACCATCCCACGCTGTTAGAGATACCTTGCCAGATACCTTTTATAATATTGCCACCAATATCAAGCATTTTTTTGGGCAATTCGCCCATAAAATGTACAACTTTGGAAACAAATTTCGGAATCTCTGTTGCCGCAGTTTGGATTAACTTACTACACCACTGCCCGACCTTGCTCGCGGCATTGGATAGGTGCGTCCATATTTTCCCGGGCAACTGGGAAAAGAACGTCCCGATCCGGTTAATCAGTAAAGGAATCTGCGTTCGTATGGTATTCATTAAATTGGTGCACCACTGCTTTACCTTATCCACGGCATTAACTAAATGCGTCCAGATCTTCCCGGGCAACTCCTTAAACCAATTCCCGATGTTATTGATTATCTTTGGGATTTCTTTTTTCACCGTATTAAAGGTATTCACGCACCAGCTTGCTATTTTTCCGGCTGCAGCTCCTAAGGCGTAGCCTAGTTTATAGGGTAACTCGTTAAACCATTTTCCGATATTATTGATAATTTCCGGTATTTTTTGAGTTATAAAAGTGGTTATCTTATTCCATGTATTGGTAAAAAAGTCACCAATACCGCTCCATAAGCCGTTCCACCACTCCGGGATCCCCTGAAAAAAGGCAACCAAACCATCCCATGCCTCCGGTATGGTCACGGTAAAAAACGTCACTAAAGCATTGACTACGGTACCTACCACGTTTTTAACACCGTCCCAAACGCTGGTTACGATTTCCCGAAACGTCTCATTTGTCTCCCATAAGTGTTTAATCAAGGCGATAAGTCCCGTAACTGCCGCCACAATACCCGCAACGATTAAAATTATCTGCCCCGCCGGGGTCATCAAGAAACCAATGCCTTGGACAATTGCACCTATACCGGATGTCAGTTTGCCAAGTAAAATAAGCACCGGACCAAGAGCGGCGACTATTCCGAGCACGGTTAGGATCGTCTTTTTCGTACCTTCGTCCAAACTACTAAACTTATTTACCAAAAGCGTTATTTTTTCAACAATTTCTGTAATTATCGGAGCAAGTATTTCCTGTATGGAGATCGCCGCGGTTTCTATGGCGCCCCCCATTTCTTCTATGGCCCCGGAAGTATTGTCCTGCATGGTATCCGCCATTTTCTTAGCGGCGCCGTCCGAATTTTCCAGCCCCTTTGTCAGCCCGTCCAGCTTTGGTTTTCCGGCGTCCATTAAAACGTTCATCCCGGACAAGGCTTCCTGCCCCATTATGGTCGCTATCACGTTGTCCCGCTGCTCGTCAGACAGCTTTGAGGTTTTCGTTTTTAGCTCATCCGTTATTGTGGATAAGGGTTTCATTTTCCCGCTGCTGTCATACGCGTTAAAACCGATACTTTTCATGGCCTCTGCAGCGTTTTTGGATGGCTTCATAAGCCTCGTCATAGCCCCCCGGAGAATCGTCCCAGCTTGGGATCCTTTAATGCCAGCGTCCGCCATAGTACCGATTGCGGCTGTTACGGATTCCAAGCTCCAGCCCGCCGACTTAGCCACAGGAGCAATATACTTCATGGCTTCTCCAGTATCCATAACCGCTGCGTTAGTATCCGCAGCATTTTTAGCAAGGACGTCTGCCACGTGCCCCGCGTCACTTGCGGCCAAACCAAAGCCGCGCAGGGTAGACGCTGCGATATCAGCGCTGCCCGCTAAGTCTTCCCCGGAGGAGGCGGCCAAATCCAGCATACCCGGCATAGCAGCCATAATCTCATTAGCGTCAAAGCCGGCAGAGGCTAAGTTTTCCATGCCTTCCGCGGCTTCCGTTGCTGAGTATGCCGTATCCGCGCCCAGCTGCTTGGCTTGCTCTTTTAATTTGTCCAGATCGCTTCCCGTCGCGTCTGCAACCCCGGCAACTCGGGACATTTGTTTCTCAAAATCATTCCCTGTTTTAACCGCGGCTACGCCCATACCCACCACAGCAGCGGTTGCCGGTAAAAACTTTTTCCCGACTTCCGTTATGTGCTCCCCGGATTTCTGCATTTTCTTTCCGGTTTCTTGGATATGCACGCCCATGGCCCCAGCAGACTCCTTAGCCTGAGCTTCCAGATTCTTTAATTCGTTTTCGGTGTTAATGACTTCCCGCTGCAGTGCTCGGTACTTTTCTTCTCCGAGATCCCCGTTTTCAAATTGCGCCTTGGCCTGTCGTTCCGCTTCTTTCAGCCGGTCCAACTTCTCTTTGGTATTCGCAATCTGTTCCGCAAGTATTTTCTGTTTTTGGCCAACCAAAACGGTATTTGTCGGATCAAGCTTTAACGCTTTATTAACCTGCTTTAGCTCGGCATTTAGATCCCGGCTTGTCTTATTTACGTCTTTCAGCGCCGTGGTAAGCGGACCAGTGTTACCACCAATCTCTACCGTAATCCCTCTTATGTTACTGGGCACTATCCCACCCCCTAAAAATGGGTATTAAAAAAGCGGCTGCCTTTCGGCAGCCACCATAAGAACTAAATTTTATTCCTGCATACGTGCTTTTAACTTATCCATATCATCCCCTGTACGCTTTTCCATAACGCCCATTCGCTTCTTTAGCCGGATCGCTTTTTCATAATTTTTGTTTACGATCGCCGCGTCATACTTTGTCCGGAGAGATTGCGTAGTGGCCTGTTCGCTCCGGATTCGGGAATTACTGTAGTACCCAATATACTCGTGCCCGCAATTCGGGCAAGTGAAACCGTGCTTCCAGATATCTTTTTTTACCTTCTCCACTTGCACAACTCCTTCAAACTTTTCCCCGCAGCCCGCGTCACATTTTAGCGTCATTCCTCACTCACCCCGTCCGGCCCAAGCTTTTTACTAATCCGATCCAGTTGATTGATAAGAATCCAATTCTGTCTAAAGATCGCGGACAAATACGATACAGTCACCTGATCCGCGGCATTAGCCAAACTGAGTGCCATCCCTGACTTCATCAGCCCGCTGCCTTTTAGTTCCAACCCAATTTCGCGTACCGCGTTTAGGTCCCGCGGGTCCAAATCGTCCATCCCGTACCTATTCTTTAGGGTCTCCATCAAGGCCTGTTGCTTTTCCTCCTGCTTCTCTGTCCGTTCCTGCCGCTTTTCCTCCCGACTTCTTCTCATACCAAGGATCCTCCCTTTTTTATTTTTATTATACCATAATTTACTTCTTCCCAAAACGCTTAATTAAAGCGTTTGTATCCGGCTCCGTCTGCTCATACAGCCAACATTTTTCCAAATACTTTTGTCCTTGTTCCGTTTTTTGCAAATTGTAAATCACACGATCCCGGAGCAAGGCTTGGAACTCAAAAATCGTTAAATCGTCCACGGCCTCCAACGTCCGCCCCGTGTATTCCGCTACCATCTTCTCCGCCATGGTATTCGCGGTATACTTTACGTCTTTTTCCTCCCCCGGAGCGTAGGGGATGATTAGTTTGGGTCCGTCTCTTTTTCTTTACCAAACCAGTCCATATATGCCGATACTAAAGCGAGCATTTCGTCCAAACTCATTTCTTCAACAAAATCCTTAGTAACAACCTTATGCTGCCTGTTATTACTTAATAACCCGCGCACTGCCTCCACCAATTCGTCTGTTACCGTCTCTGGTGCGGCTTGCACAAGAGACATAAACTTTTTAAGGGTTTTAACCCGGCAAGGGTTAACGCTTAACCGGAGAGCGTGTTGCTCTCCGGTATCGTCATCCACTACATCCAACTTTAGGTCAAAATACCTCCGGTTTACTGTAGATAGGTCAAACATTATACGCCGCCCCCGACTTCCCCCGCGCCGGGGTCCGTGATATCCAGCAAAACAAGGGTACCTTCCCCGTCGCTCGGCGCTGCGGTGATTTCCGGCTCAGGCATATTGGGATCTGTCGGCGAGTAGGTTAACGCCAGTCCGCCTGTATTGGTGCCAACGATAGTAATCCGGACATCCCCTGCGGCTTTGTCCTTATGGACAAACCTAAACAGGTGTTGTTTACCATCATCGTTATCCACCCCACCGATTTTAACTGTACGCCCGGTCGGGGTATCCGTTACCCGACAGGTAGAACAAAGCTGGTCAAGCTTACCATAAAACCAAGAAATCAGCCCAAACTTAAAAGTAACCTCTTCCTCGGTGAGCTTTGTCCGCATAATCAGCCCCAAATCGTCCTTAAACGTTTCAGAGGTTGGCGTATAGGTAAGGGTCGCTCCATTTTTTATATACCCCAGCCGGTTAGCCTCGGTTTCGATTATCGTATTTTCCGGGATTGCTGTACCCGGGGTAAAGTCCGTCGTGTAAATCATACCCGAACCAACCGCAATATTTTCCGGTTCTTCAGCCATTATATTACCTCACTCTCTAAAAATTCAAATTGATAGATCGTCATAAAGCACTCTTCTTCGGAGAGCCAAACACGATCCTTTTCATACTTTAACGCTTTATCGTCAAAAAGCTGTTCCAACGCCGGGTTATCATCTCGAACATCGGAATACCGCTCCACGGTCACGGAATGACTGTAACCCAAATTTCGGACATCCCCGCCAAGGCGGGTTACATAATCACTGTATAGGATATAGGGTAACTCAGAAGCGTCATCCGGGATATAGGCTGTCTCTTCCACGGGCTCCCCCGCAGCGGCTAACCATGCTTTTACGTTAAACACGCGTAATCGCCTCCTCCGCCATACGAGGCAGATTCTCAATTGCCTTTTCCTCGTTTGGCTTAATGTGAGGAAACGCCCGAGTTCGTCCGCCCCGGCGCCTCGCGTGCCCGTTCTCCAGCAGGTGGGTCAAACCCGGTTTCTTGGCCTGATACACGATTACCGTTTTGTAAAAAGGGGTATTCTGATCCGTTTTCAACCTCCACCCCTTTTTATACCCCCCGGTTTTAACCGGGCTGTCCTTCTGGATACCCTGCTTACACTCTTTCGCCGCCTTATCTACACATTTTTTTGTGGCCTCCGTAACGCCGTTAGCGTATTCGGTTAATTCTTCCGCGATTGCAGAAGCAAAATTATCTAAACTTACCGTCCTGCTCATGGCATTACCCCCAGCCGTTTTAGAGTTAAAACCGTTGTCGGCGGATACGTATCCCCAATATGCTGCACCTGATCAATCTTATACCGCACCCCGGCGATTACCGCGTTATGCGCAGCGGTAATCCCCCGGTGCTGTGGCACCCGGATTAGCATATCAATGCTGGTCGTAGCCGCCCGAGCCGCATAAAAGCGGGTCACCCCAATAACCTTTTCGCCATACCGGAGCGTTAAAAACTTTTCGTCTGGCCGGTTGCCTTTTACGGTATAAAAATCAACGGTACCGTCGTTAAACGTTTCAAATTCCGGTTTCTTCATTCGACGTTCCTCCCATAAAAGGATCCGTTGGAAAGGGACAGGCGAATCAAAAAAGGAGCGTAATTAGTTTCAAACTGATCAAGTATCCCGTTAACGCTATACCGGCAATACTCCAACAGGAGCTCGCGCGGCGCGGCCTCGGTTATATAATCCAACGCCACACCAGCCATACTGTCCAAATAGGTCATACCGCGCTGCGCGATACCGGTAAGTTTGGCCTCAAGCTTTTCGTCCGACCAAGTATAGTCCAAATAATTTTTTATGGCCTCCAGTAGCCCGTCTGGCATGTTATCACCCCTTACATAATACCCGCGGCGCGGAGCTTAGCAAGCAACGCGTTAAAATCCGCCACGAGCCCAGCTATATCCTCCGCGGTACTATCTGTCTGAGCCGCGGCCTTCTTAACCCCGCCTACCGCACCCGTTGTCGCCGCGGACGGCGTAAAAGTTGACGGTTTACCCGTTACATCACCCCAAGCAGGGGCGTAATTCCCAGCCTTTGCCGTTGTCGCCGTAGTCCCTATCACGGGAGGAAACGTTGCGGGCTTACCTTTAACCCCGGCCCAAGTTACTTCTATAGCGCCCCCACCCGCAGCGGGGATACCCAGCCCGTTTTCAGCTAAGTACAAAAGTGCGTAGTCCAAATTAGAAACCGGGGTCGGAAGATTATCCGTATCCCCGGTTGCAATCGCTTTTAGGTGGTCATCTAATCTGCTTTGTGTTGCCACATCATACGGCATTTAACACACTCCTTTATGCCCCTGCCTTGGCAAGGGTAACGAGGGATTGCTTATCAATCACTTTGCCGTCCATGCTCATTACGGCCTTGGTGAGCATATCCTCCGTATCCCAGTCCTGCTTCCGTACGATACCCAGATCGTAGATTGTGTTGAGCGCGTAGTCCGAAAAGTTAAAGATAAACGCAAATACGGCGCCGGCGGGGAGGGTATCAGAAAAACTGTCCATATAGTCTCCGCACAAAACCACATCACGGCCAAGCAGTACCCGCTCCGGCACTCCGGAGATCCCGTAATTTACACGAGCGATCGGCTGACCACCGGAATCAGTAATTCCGAAAAACCGCATAAAAGTCGGCTTTGTCATGCACCACCGGCTCCCGCTTTCGTAAGCCTGAGGAATCGCGGCTTCCGCGTCGAGCAAAAGCTTATAGTTGATTTCTGCAGCGGTAAGCGCCTGTCCGGGTTCCGGGGTTTCCTTCAGGATACCTTTGGGCTGGGTTGTACCATCCCCATTGAGGATCGCCATTTCCATCGCTTTAACCATTGCTTCCGATACCTGACGTACGAAATTAGTCTCAAACACAGAAAGCACCATTGCGGAGGCTTCTGCGGACATGCTGATTTCGCAGCGCAGTTTAAAGTGGCTAAAGGTAATGGAGCCGGTTGTTTTCTTTTGCCGGTCGGACCCCTTACCCTCTAAAACCCATGTTGCAACGGGCTTTACACTAGATGTCGGGACAACAATCCCGGAAGGAAATGTAGTACGGGTCACCAATGGGAGGATCATACCAGTAGTCTCTACCTTCTCCACGATCCGGTTATACAACTGGGTAGGAATTACAGTCTCCACATCAGGGGTCAACGTGTTAGCATTTGCCCGAAGCTCCGTCGGAATCGGGGTTCCCCGGGTCACAAATTCCTGAAAAGCTCTCCGGTATTCCGGGCTGTCGGTATCCGTTTCAGCGGCACGCCGATTCTGCTGCCCGTGAGCAGAGGCACCTACCACGCTGGGGATCTCCCCGTTCATCGCCGCGGTTCGGTCATCCACGGAAGCATGGTTTGCGTTATTCTCATCATCCGGGAGACTGTCCACGATCTCCTGCAGGCCCCGGATATCTGCATTCAGCGCGTCTACCTCGGCATTTATCTTCCGCAGCTCAGCTACGTCCTCGCAGGTATCAGCCTTTGTCGTTAAAGCGGCTTTACGCTCATTCTTTTTAGAAATTAAAGCCAAAAGTTTTTTCCTATTCATTAAATCTTCCCCTTTAGTCTAATTTTTTCTTTCAAAACGTCTATCTCGCGTAAGCTATCCAGCCGCCTTTTTTCATTCTCCAACAAATCGAGGCTTCGCGCATATATAGAAGTGGTATCGTAAAACGGGGCGTCCACCACCGATACATCCCACAACTTTTCAATACTATTTACTTCCCTAAAATCTTCATCGTCCGTAAAAGTCCAATTATCCCCGCCTTCGGCCACGGAAAAAGCAAAGGACATTTCACCGAGCAGCCCTTCGTGGACCGCTTTATAAAGGTCCCGGTTGCTTTGTGTGTCTATCAGATCCGCTTCAATCTTCAGCCCCGTATTGTCATTAATTAACCGGAGCGAGTGGTTTCGGGTCCGGGCCATAATCAAAACGGAGTCCGCGTGATTGTACTTCATCGGGACATCTCGCATTTCGGCGCCATCAAGTGCACCACGCTTTATGGTTTCCGTAAATTTTCGGCCATTAAGTGTGTGTGTTGCCGGTTGCTCATAAACAATCGCGTACCCTTCCAACCGCATAACACCTTCACCGGCGTCCGCGGCACGGATCTCCATCATCCGGCGCTCACAGTCTTTTTTATTCAGATTCTTCTTCATTGGGTTCCGCTTCCTCCTTTTTCTTCGCACCGGCTACTCCGGCCCGGCCTTTCTGGTACTCGTCCACATGGTCAAGACTTACATAATTAAGGCTCTGCAGCCGCCGATCCCCACCAGCAAAAGGCATGATCCCAAACATATCATTAATTTCATTAAGGGTCATAACCCCGGTTTCCTTTGCGAGACTCGCTAACTGTAATTTATCTGATGTGGATAAGTAGTTAACCTTGTTATAATAACATTTGATCCGGTGCCCCACGTCCAGCTCCCGCGGGGTAAACAGGCAAGCGGAAGCAGCTTGTTCAAATTGTACGATAAAGTCCTCAATCGCGGTTTGGTAAAAAGCGCCATGCTGTTCCCCGTTGTAGTCTCCGGATAAAATCGCCGCGGAAACACCGTACCTTTCTTCAATCACGGCCTTCAAAAACCGCAGCACGTTCTGAGGGATGTTAGCTTGTTTTATATTTATCGGAGTAAAGTCTCCGCTAAAATCCGTCGCGATAATACCTGTCTTACTACGCAGTATATGGTCCTCAAATTTATCCCTTACATCGTTTAACGCTCCAAGTTTGGCTCCATCAGCTAAGGTTTTTGCAGTGTACACGCCTTTCACCTGCAGACTGGCCTCAATACTTTTTGGCAGCCCCTGTATCGTTTTATCCAGCGCGTCGATTGTACGCCGAATCTCATAGTCGTTTGCTTTCCCATTGTCGTCCCCGCCGCCCAATATCGTATTGGATCCGCGCCGCCAGCGGAGATGTATTAGGTCGCCGTATGGTAGGGTATACCGGGAACCGTCTTCAAAATCAAACTGGATCTCCCACGGCTGACCGTCCCGGGTTCCTATGCTTATCCCGCTGGGCTTAAGCGGGTACATAGCGATATATCTTTTGTACTCCCGGCCATTAGGCAACCTTATAACCTCATACTGCGGGTAGATAAAAACGTTCCGGTCCTTCCTCCGCAACCATTCCACGTTGGATAAAAAATCGGAGGTTGTTTGCAGCGGGTTCGGTTTGTACCGAAAAAGCCGGGTCAAATCATCGTTCTGGATCTCCACCGATTCGTCTACGTCTACAATACTTTTTATTTCGATCTTACTTATCTCGCTCGCAACCCGATCAATCGCGTTATTTACAAAGTCGGACAGGTATATATCCTTTCCAAAATTCGTAAATACCGGCTGCGAGCCATCTACAAACGCCATATAAGATTTTTTAGGGTTGTGGAATACATCTTTTAAGTACCCAAATACTCCCATTTCCGTTATCACCCGCTTATAATACTGTTATACTCGGACCGGTGCCAATCATAAACCGCATAAGCGTCCACTTTTGCCGCCGTCCCGTCTATCTTTTTATCCGCCCGCATTTTTGTCGGCATAATCCGCTCATCCTTATCCAGCCGGATACCGGTATTGCAAAAGCACCAGTAGCACACAGGGTTATTGTCATATACTACTAACTTACTCCGGATATCCGCTTCCAGCGCCCGCATTGGATTGTTTAAAACCTTAAAATCCTGTGGGACGTTTACCGCTATCTTATCCCCAAATATTTCCTCGTATCGATTTACAAAATCCTTGGCAAAACGGTTATCATACCCGCTCCGATAAGGTTTCAGGTCATACTTTTTAAGTAAATCAAAATGCCAGTCTGCGACCATGGAGCTTTCGACCATGTTGCCTCGGACAATTGTTACATAACCCTGTCGTTCCCAAGCTTGGTAATCCACCCCGTCCGGAGCGTCTTTTAACTTAATCTCCGGGATCCAATAGTGTGTGTAAAAATAGGACCTAGGGTCACCCGGTTTCTTCAGTAAAAGCGTAGACGCACATAGGTCCGTCGTCTCCGCAAAATCGTTTCCGGAAATATAAAAACCACCCGCAAAAGACTTTAGGTCAATCTTTTCCTCGTTCAAAATTTCATTCCGGAACAGCCAAGCCTGAGCGTCGGATTGCTTTATATTAAAATCCTTGGCCAGCATAAAAGCCCGGGTTGCGCTGTTTGTTTGCGCCTCTGCCATTAAATCATCTAAGTAATGCCACTTCTTAGCAACCCCCAAATTAGGATTACTTTTCACCCAGCTCTGCCGATTCTGCCAAACTTCTTCCTCGCTGTCCTGTGTGTACAGCCACACCAGCCACCTTGGCCTGTGCAATTCTCCTTTAAGGTACAACCGTGCGTCCTTCATCTCGCCATCCAAGTAACCGTCTTCCGTAAAGCCTTCTGTTGTGATTTCGTCAATCATAACTTCGTCTTTTGTGGATGTGGACTGCATGATTGGGGCCACAAGGCTGTTATCCTTCATCTCGTGCACCTCGTCGATGATTGCCTTGTCTACGTTTTTACCTTCCTTGGCTCCGGTTTTCGCGGACAACTTTTTAATTTTTGCCTTGTTCTGGTGACTAAATTTCCCCCGCCGTTTCTTCTGTTTCCGGCCCCCCATAAAAATACCCTTTTGGTTTTTACGGCTTACCTTTACAAGCGTCGGGGATTCTTCCCGCATATTATTGATTTCGTCAAACACCAAACCTGCTTGATCATAATCATTCGACGCGCACAACACGTTTGTTCCCACGTTTCCGCAAAAAAATTCGGCCAGCCCGTCCGCGGCACACATGGTAGTTTTTCCGTTTTTACGAGCCACGACCAGCAGCGACTTGGTAAAGCGCCGGATCCATTTCCCTTCAATTTCCATGTAAAAAGCATATTTTGTTTCCAGATATGCTTTTTGCCACAACTCAAGGATAAAAGGTTTTCCTGCAAAAGGGGATATGCTATGTCGACATTCGTGCTCGATAAACCTTATCCGTTTATGTGCTTCCACTGTATCAAATCGGTATTCCGGGCTGTCCAAATCCGTCAATAGGATATCCAGCATAGTCATAAGCTCATGCCCGATTAGCTGCTTTCCCGATTTGCACTCCCCGATGTATTTTAACAAAAACGAGTCCGGATACCGTTCCTCAAAAGCCGCGAGCCTGTTATTCGTAGTCGAGGAGCGCTTCGCTGTCGTCGTCATCCGTATCCACCGCCAAATATTTCATGAGTTTGTCTGTAATGTTTGTCAGAGTGGCGGAATGCTTAGCAATTTCCCCGGATACCGGTAACACGCGTTGCTGTTTAGGATTTAAAGGATTCACCTCCACCAACCCAGTTTTTAAGGCCCATGCGTCCAAGTGCTGCAGGTATACCCGTTCGTAGGCAGCCTGTTCTATCAGCCCGTCCAACGCCCGCAGTTTGTTTTCATCCGCCGCCTCAAATTCCTTTTTCAGCCGATTGATCTCGGCCAATATCTCCGGATCTTGCAACACCTCATCTCCTCTCAATTTTTCCCGGAAAACGGAAAACGAAAAGTCAAAATCTCGATACGGGTTGACCAATAG